TACAAAATGATTAGTATCAGCACCTAATGCAAGTTTGTTTGTTGCATGATATGAACCTAACCAAATATCTCCTCCAACAACTTGTAAAGTTGAACCAGGCGTATTTGTACCAATTCCAACATTTCCAGTTGAAGAAATACGCATTTTTTCGATAGGACTTCCTCCAGAAACCATTGTTGCAAATGATAAATAAGAAGCATTATCATTTCCATTAGAGTTTTCTTTAGCACCTTTAATCCAAGCCCATTGAGATTGATTTGAACTCCCATTGTGAAATCCGCCAAAACCTAAAACACCTCCTATATTTATTGCAGCAGTATCAGTTGAACGAATTGAAATAATTCCAGATGCATCATAAATCCCTCTAACATCTAATTTATAACTTGGGGTTGTTGTGCCTATTCCAATGTTTGTACCATCATCGTAAATTATGCCATTACCTAAAGTTGATGTGCCAGTAAATTTAGCGTGATAACCACTTGTACCAGTACCAGTTACTGGGTTTGTTAATGCTGCTTGATATTGTGGGATATTTAAAGTTCCAGCACTAAAAGTAGCAGCACCGCTTGTGCCAGTTGTAGTTAATGTAATTGCAGATTGTTTATTATTAAATGTGTTCCAATCTGTACTACTTAAATAACCATTAGTTGATGTTGTCGCTTGGTTTATTGTAATAGTTCCAGCAGTATTTACTAATGGAGAACTAAAAGTTAATGCTCCTTGCTTAGAGTTAAATGTTGTCCAATCAGCAGCAGATAAGTAACCAGCTTGTGAGCCAGATGCTTGTTGAATTGAGAATACACCAGTTGTGTTGTTATAAAGCAAAGGACTTGTCGCACTTAAAGATGTTAAGTTGATACCTCCTAAACCAGCTAAGGTATAAGTAGGCACATTTAAAACGCCAGTTGTGCTATTGTATGTTGATGCTCCGTTATTGCCAGTAGTTGTTAAACTAACCGCTGCACGAGCACGAGCATCAGTATAATATAATCTTGAACCTTCTGTAATATTAGAAGTTGTACCAGCTACGCTTGTCCATAAACTTGTGCTTGATACATATTGTAAAATGTCTCCGCTATTAGGACTTTGAGCAGATACGTTATGTAATTCATCTAATTCATATCCATTTTGTATTCTAACTTCCACAACTCCTTGAGTTGGATGTGAACGAACTACGATACCTACATATACTAAATGAATAGGAGCAGAAGGTTTAACATCTGTCCAAGCACCTGCAGTAGTTCCACTTAAATACAACTGTGTTCCTGCAGCGTATGCTTGTGTATCTATATTGTCTAAGTTACCTATTACAGTAACATAGCCATTGTTCATGTTTGTTATATCTGTTCTAACAATACCATAAGTTTGAGCAGATGTAGAATCAGAAGTAGCTAAAGCCTTAGCAATAGTAGGTAAATTACCTTGACCACCATTAATGTAAACAACAGTTCCTTTAGTTATTGTTGCACCGCTATTGTTGTAAACTTGAGTTACTAAGTTTTCAGCTTGAGTAACTACAGAAGGGAATGGAACTAAAGAACCATCACCAGCTACATAATCAGTAGAAGCACCTGCAAATGCAATGTTTATATTGCCACTTGTAGTTATAGGACTTCCAGTTATTGTTAAAGCAGCAGCAGATTCAGTAATGCCCACTGATGTAACCGTTCCTACATATTGGTCATTACTTGTTATAGTAAAGTTTGGATATGTACCGCTAATTGATGTGGTACCTGCTCCTGTTAAAGCAACAGTTCTATCTGGAGCAGTGTTCGTAATAACACCAGTTGATGAACTATAAGAAATACCAGTTCCAGCACTTACACTTGCTCTTGCTCTTGTATCTGTATAGTATAAATTACTTCCTTCGCTTATGTTTGAAGTAGTTAAAGAAACTGCACCTGTAAATCCGTTTACAGAAACTACAGCATCAGTATTGTCTACTTTCTGCCATGCAGTTCCATCGTAAATCGCCCAGTCACCTAATTGCCAATCTGTAATTCCGTTTAAGTTAGTTGTACCTGCAACAGATACAATATAATAATAACCTTTAGTACCTACGCTTGATGTTAAAGTAGGAGTGTTAGTAGATGCGTTCCAAGTTCCTTGATATATAGAGCCTCCTATTAAACCATTGATTTGATTTTGTACTTTACCAAAAGCAGTTAAGATTGAATCTGTAGCAGATATTGCACCACCAGTAATATTTAAACCAGTAAGAACTTTGCCAATTACAGCAGAGTTTACTAAAGATGGATTAGCGTATGTACCACTTAATTCACCACCAGCAGCAATACCGCTAATAGTTGTTAAGTAAGTATTTGTATCGTAAGAAATAACTCCAGCAGTTGATTTAACAAAACCTGTACCGCTTAAAGCATTTTGTTTGTTATTAAATGTAGTCCAGTTAGCACTTGTAAGTAAACCAGTTGTTGTACTAGAAGCTGTTGGTATTGCAGTTTGTGATGCAGCAGTTACCAATCCTTTTGCATTTACTGTGATTGTTGGTACAGATGTAGAAGAACCAAATGCTCCTACATTAGAGTTAACGGTAGCCAAAGTTAAAGTAGAACCTGAACCAACTACCGCACCTGTGCCACCTGTTACAGTTATATCAGAACTTGTTAAATTTCCTAATGTTAAAGCAGATTGCTTTGCATTGAAAGTATTAAAATCAGTACTGCTTAAATATCCGTTTGAAGTTGGACCAGATTGGCTAATTGAAACCACACCACTTGTAACCGAAATTGGGCTTGTGCCAGTGATGGCAGCTTGTGCTCTACCAGTTGTAAAATATAAGTTAGTTCCTTCACCAATATCTGTTGTTGTTAATGTTGTAGATGCTCCTAAAGCAACCGTCTTACCATTAACTGTAAGAGAAGGATTAAGTAAACTTGTATTAGGAATATCATCTAAGGCAATAATGCCTGTTGTATTAGAATATACCACACCAGAAGTAGCATCACCACTAATAGCATATCTTGCTCTTTGGTCAGTAAAATATAAATTAGTATTCTCTGTAACTTGTAAAGAGTTATAGTCTCCGCTTTGAGCAGTAATCGCACCAGTTCTACCAAACACAGAAGTTACAGGAGCAGTATCATAATCAGTCCAACTTGCAGTAACCGTTCCACCATCTTGTTGATTAAGTGTTAAAGTCTTAGTTTGAACGCCAGTAACAGCTGCAGAAACGATTGAATCGTTGTAAGCAGTATCCCAAGTTGTTTGTTTAGCTGTTGTGGGGATTGAGTATCCGCTTTGTAATCCTACAGCCAATGTTCCTGCAGTAGTAATGGGATTCCCAGAGATTGTTAATCCTGTTGGCACACTCATATCCACAGATGTCACCGTACCTACATAAGTCTCAGTTGAATTTACCCATGTTGTACCATTATATCTTAATACTTGTCCAGTAGATGGGCTAACGATTGTTACATCACCTAACTGAGTAAGAGAATAGTCTCCATCTTGAGCTATTACGTTACCAGTTCTACCGTAAACAGAATAAACACCTGTAGGTAAAGGATAAGCCCCTGACGGAGCTTCAATCACAATTACTTCTTCAGTTACGTTTATTTCTACTATGTCATTTACTACAGTTATTTCTGTGCTCATTATATTTTGGTTATATCTTCGTAAACAATGTAATTACCCCAGATGTAAGTCTTTTCATTACCATTTGGGAACTGAACTACCATGTCATAAACATAGGTACCAGCATTCATGTCAACAGCCTTATTAATATAAATCTGATTATTATTTAAACCGCCAATAGTGATACCGCCATTAGTCTCGTTGTCTAAGGTTAACTTAGCAGAAGAAGAATCAGGATATTCTCTAACCTGAATCTCAATATATGAACCTGAAAGGTCTATAGGAACCTGATTGGCAGTCAATTGGAAAACCTGACTCCATGTGTCATTTCTCCATATTTGGATGTTGTAATTAGCTGGTCTGAAGTCAGCATTAGTATTTGCACAAGCCATTATGTATAATTTCTACAAAAATAACCAATTATTGGACAATGCTAACGAAGCCATTTATTCTTTGGACAGCCACCTTGACCTACAGGGGAAAATACTTTAGCAGATGTTATACAGGTACACACTGAGCAATAGCTACTTAATTTGCTATTTACCCAATAAGGGCAGTCCATGCAAACCTCAAGCCTTTCTTTAGCTATAAATTTTTGGTCATCTGTAGGGTTAAGCATGATGACATAAGACCTTAAAATCTCCTCTAATTTTGTCATAAAACACTTACTTTACCAGTTTCTTGGACTTCGTTCCAATAATAAGTACAAGCAGAATGTGGGTCTATTTCTAGTACATCATTATAGGGTAGTCTTGTGTGATAAGAACCCTTGTGAAATAAATTCATTCTATTGTTAACTACCCCTGAATTATGCAAAACCGTATACTTTTCTATCGAGTCCTTATGGTCAGTTACCCATCCAAAGTCCATTCTTTTGTCTACAATAGTCTCATGGCCATGTACCCAAGCGTTATATAAAACACTCCACATTCCTGCGGTCCACTTTTGTATAGGGTAGTCGTTTTCATCCTTTTTGACATAATTAGACTCTTCTTCGCAGAAATACTTATATAGCTTTACAGCGTCTAATTCCACCTTATTCCAAAATTCGTAAGTAGTATTCTTAACAATATACTGAGCCCCTCCGCTATTGTGGTTCATAAGCTTCGGTATTAGCGTAGAAATGCCTATAATTTCGCACATCTTTTCGTAGATATGATAACCCTTGCTTGTGACGTAATCGTAATTAATATAGCTGTTTGTGTCGCTTAAATACCATGCGTTGCCTTTCTCCATTTCTGAGAAGTCTGGAGTCTTGGTAAAAACGATGTCTGAGTCGTGTAAATAGAGTATCTCAAATTTAACGTCATCTCTGGCCTTTACGTGCTGTTTAAGGAGGTTAAAATAGATAGATGGGGCATACCCCTTATCTTCCCTTGAGTCCTCGTAAAAGAAGAATCTGACCGTATTATAGTGATTGGCTAATTTTATCCAATTTTCAGGTATTTTGCCATTTTCTATACCGCAAACAATATCTATAAAGTTTGGGTTAATTCCATGCTTTTTAAAGTTGTTAATAACAACCTCAATCTGCCATGTGTAATAATCTGTCGCTGGTTGACAACAAACGTATCTCATATATTTGGTTTTGGTTAGAAACAGTTTCCACCCTTGATAAATACCCCTGAACTATTAAATGTTCCATAGGATATACTATCAGAGTAGTTACCACCTTGAGTGTAAGGAGTCGTACCATCAGCTTGATAGTAAGTAGCTCCATTGACTAAAGTAGTATAAGCGTAAGAATAACAGTTACCAAACCACAATCCATTGGCAGCATTTAAACAAGCCGTTCCACCGCCTCCAGTTGTACCTCTAGCTATTTGAATAGTATTTAAAGTAGGAGCTACTGTTGTTGTTGTGGTTGTTGTTGTAGTAGTTGTAGTAGTACAAGTAGTAGCGTTATAACTTACACCAGAATCATTTATTTGTAATGCCACACCTCCATTAGCAAACCATTGGTCCGCACCTGGATATACAGCAAGTGGTATTGTTGCTCCTCCTGATGTACCTTGATAATAGGTTACCCCATCTCCCCAAATGTTAGAATAAGCCCAAAGATATATACTTGGGGTAGCCGTACAAGCAGCAGAAGAACCATTTCTACCTGTATTAGTATAAAAACTATAAGGTGGTGGTGCTACAGTGGTAGTTGTTGTCGTAGTAGTAGTTGTAGTTGTGATACCACAACCTGCAATACAAGTTGTATAAGCTCCTGCTTTTAATAATATAGCAGTTGAACCATAGGAAGCATTATCTGTAATTTTATAAGAAAATGATAAAGCATTATCAGCCGTTCTATACCATCTACCTATTGTTACGGTAGTTCCTGTTGGGAATCCAACCAATACTCCAGTTCTTTGTAATGAACAATCTGTACAGGAATATTCTTCAGCTAAATAATAAATAAATGGAGGTTCTGTAGTTGTTGTAGTCGTGGTGGTCGTAGTCGTAGTGGTCGTGCACACAGTATCATTTGAACTTACACCATTATCATCAATTTGAATAGCGACACCACCATAAGCAAACCATTGATTGCCTCCAGGATATGGAACTCTTGGATTGTCAGGTCCAGATATGGTTCCTTGATAATATATAGTACCTGAACCCCAAATATTACTATAAGCCCATAAGTAAATAGTTTTAGCTGCAGCACAAGCAGCACTTGAGCCATTCCTACCAGTATTTGTTAAAAATGAAAATACAGGAGCTTGAGTTGTAGTTGTGCTTGTTGTGGTTGTAGTACTTGTTGTTGTGGTAGTGGTTGTACTCGTTGTTGTTGTAGTTGTGTATTCGCATATACCAGCACAAGTATTATATGGATTATTTTGTAGCAAAACAGCTGTACCTGCAGTAGATGCAGATTTAACAAAATAAACATACGTTATACTTCCATCAGGTGTTTTATAGTATTTATTTAATGCTACGCTTGAAGATATAGGAAAAGCAACCTTAACGTCTGCAGTAACTAATGTGCAAGTAGCACAATTGTATTTATCTGCTGTATAGTATAAATAAGGAACAGTTGTAGTAGTGCTTGTAGTAGTTGTAGTAGTAGTTGTTGTAGGATTGGAGTTTACATAATAAGGTCCAGTTCCATTTAAAGTTACCGTATAAGTAGATGCCGCTTCTACAGGTCCACTCATGCTCATGGATTGAATATTAGCTAGGCCAGTGATATAATCACTTCCTATTTGCATCTTAAGGGTTATAGTTTGATGAGAATCTATCTTTCTAGCTATGTCTAAGTAATTAAAGTTTTGTAAACAAACAAAACCATCTAAAGTAGCTGTCCATGATATTAATCCATTAAGATACTCTTTATATCCTCCAGAGTCGTATGATGTTAAGTCTTGTTGGTCATTTATAGCATTAAAAGTACAATTAGTAGCAGCAGCAAAAACGACACTAATATTTGAAGTAGTGTCGTAATAAGCTAAAGTTATGTCAGTACCGTTAATTACAGCCATGTTATGATATTGTATAAGCTCCTGTTCCTTGTAAAGTTACACTATAAGTTGATACGTTTTCAACTGGTCCAGTCAAATTTACAGAAATAATATTAGTAGTTCCTGTAAAAACAGTATTACCATAAACCGTTGTGCCTCCATTGTCATTATTAACAACAAATTTAACAACAATAGGAACTCTTGTTTGCATCTTTAATAATAAAGTCTTGTAATCATAGTTACCTATAGTAATCATACCATCGCAAGTGATTTGCCATGTTATTTGAGCATTCTTAAATTCTTTATAGCTACCAGAATCTAAAGAGGTAATTTCGGTTTGGTCAACAGTAGATTGAAAGGTACAGTTTGTAGCTGCCGCAAATGGGGTGCTGGTAGTGCCCTCGTATTGATATAAAACAATATTTGTTCCGTTAATCTTAGTAGCCATTATGTATTGTAATTTAGATATTTAATAGGGTTAATTACAGGTGAGGTAGTGATTAATGCCATAGAGAATAAAGATACTTCTTGTTCGGCTTGTTTAATATCCCATCTGTAATCTAAACATATATATTTTTTAGAACCTATGCTAATCATGGTATAAGTATACCATTTATTAAATGGATGACCTGAATAATTAAATGTACCTCCAATTGTAACAAAATTTTGCATTATGTTTTGAGCCACATTTTTTACAACATAAGAGTACAAATAATCGTATGTAGCAGAGTTATCGTAATACCAATTATCGTTTAAAGGATTAAGATTAGCTTTTGACATATAACCTAAGAAGGCTGTCGTATTACTAACTAAGTTTTGAGTAGCGTCTATATAGTTATGAGGTAATACTTGAGGGTCATAAGAATAAAAGGTATTTTCAAATAAAACAGCTCCAGATGTAAAAGAAGCATTTGACGTTCCTCTTTCAACTATACCAATAACGTTGTTTGTACCAGCAGGGTCTGCTCCACTGTCCGAACCTCCGTAAATTTGAATCTTTAAATATTCAAAATAAGATATGTTACCAGCACCTTCTACTTGATATATATAAGCAGCCAATTTACCATCTTTAGGTATTTTAATAGCTTTAGATAAACCACTTGTAGCTACGGTAGAAGTAGAGAAATAGTTTGGATTAGCAAAGAAAACGCTTGAGTTATCTAAATCTAATTGAAGATAATTGGTAATGTTATCACTACCGATTAATATGAAAGCAATCTTTGTATTTACGCCAATATATAATTGATTTTGCGACCAATCTACAGCTATAGTATCACCAGCTTTAACTTGTACATCATCGCTTTTTATGTACTTAGTTACAGTATCTGCTCCACTAATAGCATTCCCAAATCTACCATTAGCAAAAGTATATTTAGTAGATATAGAACCTCCACCAAAAGTAGACCAGTTATATGGCGTTGTACTATTAAACCAAGCTTGAAATTCATCATTTCTGATGGCATTTTTAATAAACTTCTTAAGATTGGTATTATATTCAATATACTTTTTAGGTAAACCCAATCTATTGCTTTGACTTTGACCTATTTGTTTGTAATTAGTACTATTAACCGTAACGCCTTCAAATGTTATAGTCCCTGTAGATTGATATACACCAGCGGCATTATAGTTAACTATTCTTGGAGCTGAACTTCCTTTTGTAATTTCTTTGTAATCCATTACAAACCATTGGCCACTATCTTGATAAACTATTAAACCAAATCGATTGCAAATAAACTCTAATATCTCATAGTGGGTATAATAAGTTCCAGCATCCTTTACAAGTCCATTTTTGTATACATAAATAGACTCTAGTTGTCTCATAGAACCTGTATGACCAATATCTGCATTCTCAAAAAAGAATGATAAAGAAAAGTTAAATCCTAAATTAGTCTTAGCTAAACAAGCTGTAACTAATTCATGTAGTGTTACTCTATCTGATGGCCTAAATCCAATAAAGTTATTAGATGTGCCTTCATAGTATAAAGAGTTTTTAAGAAATCCCATCCCATCTGAAAAAGTTAATCTTAAGTTCAATGGTGGAACATCGGGTATAGATATGTCAGTTACTGGAACATAAAATCCTTTGTAAACAACCTCATTCCATACATATGTTGAAGATACATAGGTTCCAGCATTATAAGTGTCTGTTCTTATTCCTTTTTCAACTAATAAATAAAAGTCTGTAGCACCACAAGTCATAAACTGACCTAAATCAAAGTCAGTTCCAACAATCATATTTAATGTTGCTTTAGTTGCTATAATAGGTCTAAATCCAATATCAGAATCTCTACTTGTTTCAATTACCACTGGATTTTCGTCAGACACAAAATCTGATACACTTCCGCTATAACCATCTTTATATATAGTAGCCTTAAATACTTCAGATGTTGTAGATGATGCATCATATTTAGACTTAGAATAAACTGTGTCGAATATAAGTTGGTATTTTGCTCCGTATGCCATTAGAATGTTACGTTATTGTTTGATGATGCTTTTTGACTTGCTAATAATATGTCATTACCTGAAATCTTACCAGTTACATTTACATTCATGCCTTGACCTGGTGTAATTGAATTTGATACATTGGTTGCAGTATTTGTAGCTGTAGTTCCTGCTGTTGAGCCAAACAAACTACTTCCTAGCCCCATACCCTGACCAACTAAATTACCAAATGTAGCTAATGCTTTTCCTGGTTGAATTAATCCTGGAATTAAAGACATGATAGCTACAGCAATAGCTGCAGTAATTGCAACCTTAACTAACTTTTTAATAATGTCATTAAATGCTCTGCTTAAAACTTCTCCAAGAGATGCACCTTTTTCTAATAATAAATCTAAAGAAGGACCTAGAGCATTCATCAAACCTATTCCGATATTGATAGTATGCTTCATTGCTTCATCAGCAATAGCTTTGTTATTATCTACCCATTTCTTAAATACGTCAGAAAATATATCACCAACATCACCAGCATACATTCCAAATGTCTCAAAGAAATATACAAGGTCTTGCATTTGCTGTTCAAGAATAGCCTTTTGTTGTTGCCTATCTCCTTCAGCTAATTGTAATTTATTAGCATAAAAAGTTTTAAATAGAGTAACTCTATCTTGATAATCTTGAATATCTTGCTTTATAGCATCTTCCTTAAGTTTCTTTTGTCTATCTCCTTCTTTAACTTGTGCGTCAGCAATATCAGTATTTAGCTTTATTTGCCAATCTGCAAGATATTTTTCAGCAGCAGCCATTCTTTTGGCTTCTTTTTCTGCAGCTTTAATTCTTTCTTCTGCAGTCTTATCTTCTTTTGGTTTAGTTTGATAATCTTTTAACTTGCTTTGTGCGGTTACGTTTTCATCTAATATTTTAGTATACTTAGCCGCTTCGTCATTTAAGTACTTTTGTTGTTCTTGATTTTTCTTAAGATTATCAGTGATTGTAGAATATCTAATAGCCTCTGAGTTTAAAGTTCCAGCAGCATATATTAGATTTTTCTTATTTATTTGTGCTTGTTCTTTATCGGCACCCAACTTTGCAGCCGCTTGTTCTAAAACAAGTTCATTTGCCTTAACCTCTAAATCAATTTGCTTTGCAGCTATTTCTTTGATTTTAGATGATGCTGCTTGAGCTTTTGCATATTTTAAAACTTGCTTTGTTAACTCATCATAAGCATCTTTAGCTTTACCTAAAGCAATATCTTCGTCAGAATAGTTTTTTAATAAACCTGGATATTCGTCTTTTAATGCTTTTGCTGCTTGTAATCTTTCTGACATTGCTCTATTAGCGTCAGTTGCAACTCTGTATAAAGATTGTAATTCTACATTTTCATCAGCTAAAGTTTCTGCAAATTTCTTATTGTAATCAGTGCTTAGTTTAATCTTATTGCCAAAGGTGATTAATCCCATGTCCATAGCTGTTAAAACAGCCACAACAGCAGAAACTGCTAAATAAACTGCACCAAGACCTGATGCTAAAGCAGGAAGGTTATTTTGAATACCTCTAAAACCATAAGGTAAATCCTGAATAATTAAAGCTAAATTTGTCCATTGAACATTACCCTTTTTAACAGTATCGCCAACGCTTTTTATTTTGCCTTGTGTAATTTCAGCTTGTTTGCCTATGTCGGCTAATGCTTTTTCAACTGCTGCAGAAACTGCCTTAAATTGCTCGGCATCAGCTTGTATCCTAATTTTTATTTGTTCATCAGCCATTATCCTATCGGTTTAGCGTTTTCGTATTTTTTAAGAACCTCATTTAACTCTTCTTGAGTCATTACTCTTTGTTTCACAAAGTTACGATTATCTATGTCTAACTCAAGTAACTCTTGAGGCTTCAACTTTTTCCCTTTAGGCAATTGTAAATTAATTAATAGAGTAGTTTGCCACCTCCATTTAACCCAATCTTGTTCTTCTTTTTGCCTATAACCATACCATATAAAATCCAATTCAGCCATCGTCATATCCCAAAACAAATGGGGAAGCACTTGGCACTCCCCCATTGTAAATCTCTCTATATCAATCCACTCTAATTTTTTTTTACTCCATCTTTCTTTGACTTCGTAGGTTGCTGCTCTAAACCACTATTCATGCTATCTGCTAAAGCAGTCATAACATCTTGAAACTTTTTGCTACCAATACCGCCCATGTCATCAATCCAATCACACACATCTAAATCGCTAAAGTTAGGTGTTATTCCTTCTTTGTATAATGGGTATTCAGCAGCGGCTCTTAATAAATTAGTAATTGCCCCTAAAGAATCGTTCCCAGATATAGCATCTCCAATTTCGGTTGGTCCAATACCTTGTAACTGACAGAATCTTTTAAGACTCCAAGTGCAGAAACGCATCGGTATTTTCTTTCCATCGGAAAGAGTTAGTTCGTAGTGTCCTCTCATGTTTTGGTTATTTTTGGGTTATTATGCTGCTGTTGTACCTTGTGTTAAAGCACCAGTTCCTGTAAATGAAGCTGAATAAGTAACTGGAGACTCCATGTCGGCAGTAATATCCATGCTTTCAATAAACGCAGAACCAGACCAATACAAATCACCTACAACCGCTGTTGTTCCACTTACTGTAGTAAATTTAACAGTTACAGCTGTTCTATTTGCAAGTGCACTCATGATTTCACCTGTAGTGTAATAAGAAGCTGTAGCAGCTGGGTCAACTGTAGCTAAACCATCAGTTGTTAAAGTCCAAGATTTAGCACCTGCTAAATGCTCTGTCCATCCACCACTTTGCTTGTCTGTAGTTTCTGGTAAGTCAACTGATAAGCTCAAAGAGCAAGAAGTAGCGTGTGCCACAACTTCAGTTCCAACCAATACAACTAATGAGGTTCCGTTAAATACGCCTGTTGTTGCCATTTTATTTTATTTTATCTTTTTTATAATTGATTTACGAAATGTTCAAATGTTATAACTCTTCTGAAGATATATGCTTGGTCAACGTAATCAAACATAGCTTGATTTGAGCCAACCTTTCTTGTGACAATTTTAAAATAAGGACCAGCATTAGGGTAATCTATAGGATAAACGCCTATGATTTCTAAAAGCTCATTAGTCAAAGTATCAACCGTTTTTTGACCAACTTCACCTGATTTTTGTGTTTTGTACACTATATCAAATTGAATAGTAACATCAAAGTTATAACTTGTTTTGTCACTATTCTCAGCAGATGTTTGACTACTGATAATAAGAAATGGCGGCTCTACATTGTCAGGAGCTATGGTATCATAAACTCCTAAAGAATAAGAGGCCGCAGTTAGCTTATCAAAGTAAGCTTTTCTTATAGCATATCCGCAGTCTTTCATTTACACAAATTTAGTGAAATATATTTATATCTTTATGCCTTTAATTCTTTTAACCATATTACTATAAACTTCGTAGTAGGATAAAAACATAAATGGTCTATGTGGTAAATTTACCCTTTTTTTAGGGTTTTGCTTTTTAAATGTTAAAGCATAAGCTTCTAAATCTTGTAGATTCACATTAGGATAAGCTGGTATTTGAAACTTACTACCTGTACCAAATTCTACATAAGGTGCATATCTAACAGTTGTATTATTACCAGCCATAAATAAAGCACCTGTTTTATAGTTAAATGGTCTATGGGTGATACTAGCTTTCAAAGCACCTGTCTTAACAGGAACATGCCTTTTGGCTCTATCTTGCATATCAATAACGGCTTCATTAATGATTTTAGCAACTTGAGTTTCTACAGTTTGAGGTGCTTGTTGGAATTTAGTTCTTAGTTCTTTTAGACCTTGAACTTGTATATTAAATGATGCCATTATTTAACTGTTGAGCAGCCAATAACGTAAAACTTATAAGCATCATCTTCGTTTATAACAGAATTAATTAAGTATTTCTGATTGTTATATACTATAACTAATTGATTATCAATAACTAAAGATTGTGCCCATCTTATTCTAAAAGAAATATCATCGTTGATAGAGTCTTTTTCTAAGATATTTGTTTTGTTATTAGCCTTGTTATCAATTTGAGCCCAACAAGTATAATAATCTACTAATGTAGTTACACGACCACCTGCTCCATCAGGAACGCTTGTTTGACTTTTAAAAGTTATTCTATGTCTTAATGCACTAATTAATGTAGCCATTATAGGAATATTGTTGTACGTTTATAAGGCTCAATCATCTCATATGCGGTCATCATATTCTCACTTACATGAGTAGATGGACTCTCAGACTGTCTGTAGTCATAAAGGTCAGCAATAAGCTTTAAAGTGGCTTGTTTGATGATATGAGGAAGGCAGCTAAAACCTGCTGTATAAGTAAATCTATAATCTGAACGTGGGTAGGTTAAGATTCTAACCTTTTTGTAGTTAGTTCCATAAACCACATAATCCCCGTTTGGAGACAATGTAATCCACTCTTTACCATTGAAATATTCAACTCTTGAGATATAGTTAATAGGCGTATAAGGCAATTCTATGATGTTGTCTACATAAGCAACAGTTTGGTAAGTTCTTTCAGTCATAG